GAAAAAGATGATGAAGATAGGCCGAGCACTTATGAGAGGGTAGCGCAAGAAGTCGAAAGGCAACAATTCTATTTTGGACATCCAGCAAACAAAAAAAAGAAATTGGATATTATTAAAAACCAATTATTTACTAAAATAATACAATTCAAGAAGAAATTTAAGGAAATAGATATTGACGATACTAATGAAGAACTACAGACAAAAGATATGGAAAAATTAATAGATAATTTTATTGACGATATATCAAGTATTAATGAGGAACTTACCCATTATAGTAATATTGGGTATAAAGAAGGAAGTGATTTAACATGAGTTGGAAAGATATAATTTTTAATGATAAAGACCTGAAAGAGAAATATGAGGCAAACCGCACGAAATATCAGAAGGAGAGTGATGAAAGACATCGGCGTGGTGAAAATTCTAAACATGAGGCAGCAATGTATTTAGAAGAAAAACAAGATGAATTAGAAGAATTAGAAAAAATGTATAATGAGTATCAAGAAAAAGGAAGAGATATACTTGAAAGTATTTGGAATAATCATACGTTTGACGCAAATTCAGTTGAAATGCGCTCTTTAGAAACTCTTTTAGCGAAAGAATATAAGGAATATGGGATAGACCCAAATTATTAAGTAAATAAAAGGAGGAAAAGTAAATGGTAGAAAAAGTAACAAAAGAAGAAAAATTAGTAGAATTAGCGATAGCCAAAGCAAAGAAATTAATTCAGGACTTTAAAGATGGAACGACTGTTAGATTAGAAGGAGATTTACAGGGCGAAGAACAAAAAGTAAAAAAGCCCAAGAAAAATCCAACAGAAGAAAAATTAAATAATCCTGTTGGAGATGAAGGTTATGGATATGTTGGTAAAATGAAAGAAGGCGACTATAATCCAGAATGGGGGGATGACGACACGATAGAAGATAAAATGGAGGAAAGACAAAAATTAAGTTCCCAACTTACCGAGTCTCAAAATTTAATATTAGGCACAGAAGGAGAGGAAAGGCGAAGAATAACTGCAAGAATTAAGTCATTAGATGCTAGATTATTAGCATTAGATTCTACAATTGCAAAACGAATCGCTACTGAAGAATTCAATCCAGAAAGAACGCCTCAAGAGGTACAAATACAACTATCAGAAATTGCCTCTAGATTAGATGATATTAGTGATTCCTATGAAAGATTACGCAAGAATATGAGTAATAAAAATAGAACTCAAACGGTTAAATCATATAAAACAATACGTAATGTAGAAAGGCAATTAATTGCTCGTAGGGAACAAATTATTGAAGAATGGTCTACTGGTATAAGTAAGGCAATTAAAGCAATTAAACATATTTTAAGTGAAGAATTAATTGAGTAGATTTAAATGCCATTATCAGGTTTAGTTTTTGAAAAGAAAAAGAATGCTTTAACAAAACGCGTTCTTGATTTTTTTGAGCGCACTCGTTATTCATATCTTTCCGCGTTAGAAGACCCTAAAGAATATGGTAATAAGTGGAAAGAAACTGTGAAAAGTATTAGAACTCAATTTGATAATTTAGATAATTTTACTCGCGTATTAAAAAAATACGTTAATGAAAAAGATTTATTTGATGATGCAGCAGAAAATCCCACATCTGTTTCTGCACGAAAATTGTATGATGCAGTAAAAGAAATGAGATTTGATTCTAAAGAAATTAGTGACCCATTCGCAGAACAATTGGGTTCAGAAGTAATTGAAACTTTATTAGAGGATGATGCTATCTATGCATCTTTCATTCATTATGCGCTTAGAAGTCATAATGTTCCTTTACCTGAAAAAGCATGGGGTAAACAAGGATTAAAAGCAGACAATATTACTCAAGGTGCTATGGGATTAGATTTAGAAACTAAAGATATTCCAATATATATTTCAGAACATTATGGTGAAAATAAAGATACTCGTAGAATTAAAACTAAATTTAAAGGTGCATTAGCATTACTTAAAAAAGTATTTTTAGAAGAATATACTGAAACCCAATGGACTAAATTAATTGATTTAGATATTAAAAAAAATGAAATTAAAAAGGAAGAAATTAATTTTATTGTGCCAAATAAACCTATGTATCGTATTTTTCAATTAGAAGATATGGAACAATTAAAAGGATTTAGTGGAGAATATGTTGTTCAAGAAAAATATGATGGAATGAGAGTTCAAATTCATAAAATAGATGGGAAGGTTAAAATTTATTCATACAATAAAAAAGATATTACAGATAAATGTGGTGAACAAGTAGAACAATTAAATAAAAAACATTATGGTGAATGTATTCTTGATGCTGAATTAATGCTATTTGATGGTGATGAACCATTACATCGTTCTGATGTAGTTACACATATATTTAAAAAAGAACATTCTGAGGCTAAATTACGAATGCATGTATTTGATATAATGCGTCATGATGAAAGAGATTTAACAGAAGATGCACTTAGAGAAAGAATTAATATTTTATTATATCAATATAGTCAGCATTCTTCTGAAACTTTAGCATTCCCATCAAAAAAAGATACTCGTATCGCAGATTCTATAAAAGAAGTGGGGGAGTATTCTAAAAAAATTATGCAATTACCTGCATCAGAAGGCGTTGTAATAAAAGACATTGAATCTACCTACATAACATCTACTAAAAAAAATCCTAAGTGGGTTAAGTGGAAAAAATTTGTTGATTTAGATGTTATTGTTTTAAAGAAAAAAACCACTAAAAGTGGATTATATTCTTATCAACTTGGTATTGGGCCGGTTACTGCAGAACAAGCAAGAGAATATCATACTTTTGATTTAAAAGATAAAGCATATATTCCTGTTGGTAAAGCATTAAATACTAAAGAATTAGTAGAAATTGGAGAAATTGTGCGAGTAAAAGTAGATGAGGTTCGTAAAAAAGGTAAAGAATTTAGTTTATATTCTGCAAAGGTTATTGAAATTCCAGAAGTTACAGAATCAGATAAACTAATCACATTAGAATTATTAGCAAATAAAACTAAAAAATCTATTTTTGCAGATTTAGATAAACCTTTTCAACTTAGACCTGTGCGAAAATCTATAATAATTTCAGATGAAATACATGGAGAAGCAGAAATAATATTTAAGGAAGATTTAGATGGATTTACTATATGTGGATTTACAGGAGATTCTTTAATGGTTAAAAATGCATTATATAATATTGATGTGTGGAAAGAAGAATTTGAATTTACTATTAAAAGTGTTCGTTCTGAGTTAAGATTAGCCATTAAAAATAAATTACAAGAGTGGAATCATCCTGTGATATTTGAAAAAATTCAAGAATATGTATTAGAAAAGCATAAAGATGCCTTTAATGGAGCAGCATTTAGTGGAGATATAAAGAAATTACGACGGTGGTTAATTAGACAAGAAGATATTATATATCATTCTTCAGATAATTTATTTTCAGCAAATGAAGAGGTTATAGCAAAGCAAAACAAAATAAATCCTAAAGAAGGAAGTTTTACTATTCAAGAAAGAGAAGATAAAAATTTAGATTTTATTATTAATGTTGGAGATAAATTAATGGCTTGGGTATTTGATTTAGAATCTACAAGTGATATTTATAATTTGTTTGGGAAATCTGGTAAATTCCCCGCTAAAATATTAAATAGTAATGTTAAAAAGGGTAAAGTAGTTGATTCTGGTAAGTTGATTTTAGGGGTTCAAAAACATGGTTATCATGAGTATAAATTAGAAGGAGATAAGTTTGATACTAGATTACATCTTAGGGTTGTTCCAATAGATGATAAAGATACATGGATAACATGGACAGGTAAAAAACAAAGGATGTTAGATACTAAAGAAGATGAGGGTATATGGGATATTTTGGAAGACCGGAATAAAAATTTGACCTTACCCACATCGGAATCCGGTTAGTTGATATAGACAATAGGACAGTGAAATGTGTGTTAGAACAGCCTACTCTCTTAATGAAGCGTGACAATGGTAACTTCAACATATTAAAATCAGATGAATTAATTATCGGTGGTTATGCTTCAATTGAAATGGTAGATAAACAAAATGATTTAATTACCTTAGAAGCATTAGAAAAGGCAGTTAAAGATTTTATGGAAGTTAATAAATTTCGTAATGTAATGTCTAATCATTCAAATGTTCAAGTTGGAGAAGTTGTCAATAAATATAGAGATAAGAATGGAGTAGTGCATAAAACACAAGTTGATGATGTTGGGTTTTATGTTGTTATTAAATTAAGAGATGACATAGAAAAAGCAAAAGAAGTAGCAAGAGGAATTAGAAAAGGAACATTA